GTAAAGAGAAAAAGCCTGAAAATGTTAACAACATATACAAAGGCAGTAAAGGTTACACATATATCAAACGGCCTGTAGATCCAAGCTACTGGATATACCAATTCAATAAATTATTTGAACATTCAGAATGTAGATGGATAGTGGTAAATGAAGAAGGCTGGAAAATGCCAGAAGAATGGAAAGCTAACAAGAACGTTTTTCAAGACACCTATGAAGGCCTTGCCAAGTGGGTCAACAAACAGTTGACAAAATAAAAATCACACATATAATTTTAGTATGATAAAAACAATGGTGGACAATCTAATGGTCCAAGAACAGATTCGTGGACCCCACAAAAAATGGAAACACATGGTAGCCGTGATGTGCTTGAATTTAACATATCGTAAGCATGTGAAAATAATCTTACCAAAACTTTTCAAGAGATATCCTAGCCCTATGGCCTACCTGCGTGGAAGGCTTTCAACACAACAAAACATGCTTAAACCTTTAGGCATGTGGGAAGTAAGATCCAAGAGAATAAGGAAGATGACAGAACAGTTCCTCACATGGGACAAGAAGGATGCCAGCGACCTACACGGTATAGGCAAGTATGGCTCAGACAGTTACCAGATATTCTTTATGGACACGATACCACCTAACGTTCAGGACAAAGAATTGAAAAAACACATTGACAATCTGATAAGATAGTTTATAATAGCTGTATGTTTGAAAAATATAAAGATGGAGATCTTATCACTCTGAAATTAATGCACGGTGAGGAAGTAATCTCCACTCTGCACTCACAAACTGAGACAACAATTGAAATCAAGAGAGCATTGACACTGATGCAAGGACCTCAAGGTCTTGCGTTTGGTACTTTCTTCTCGACTGCTGATCAAGAAAAGCAAATCACAATTGCAAAGGACAAGATACAGTGCGTCTCAGTTATAAATTCAAAAATAGAAGAAGAATACAAAAGGGTCTTTAACAAAGTGGTTGTGCCGGAGAAACCAAAGATTATAGTATAATGGCACATTTTAAAAAACACAGTAAAAGTGTTACCGCGTTGATTGATGTGACCGAGGCCATGCTTAATGCCATGGAAAAGCACGGAGCAAATCCAGAGGAATTGTCAAAAAGACCTGAGTTCACCATTCTTATACACTTTCTTAAGAGTATCATAGATGGTGAGTTAAATATACCAAACGAACTTACTGACACGATAAGAAACAAATCAGAAGAATTAGGATTCGACCTTGAGGACATAAAAAAAAGGTTGCACTAATGAGAGGACTTCAAGACTTTCATCCCTCTATAAACACTCTGCAAGTCATCAAAGGAGAAAAAAGATGACTTACTACTCAACTAAAACATACGGACACAACATAGGCCTGGCCTGTGTGTTCAGACAACCCAATGCAGATCATTCACACTGCCATCTACTGCATGGATACAGCCTAGCATTCAGATTCACATTCGGTTGCAGTGATTTGGACAACAAGAACTGGGCAGTGGACTTTGGTGGACTTAAACCATTGAAGGCATGGCTTGAAGACAAGTTTGATCACAAACTGGCTTTGGATAAAAACGATCCACAGTTAGACAGGTTGAAGGAACTACAAGAACATGATCTCGCCGAAGTTAGAATATTCGATGGTGTTGGTGCCGAGATGTTTGCCAAACATGCATTTGACTTTGCGGATGACCTAATACGTAAACACACTGATGGAAGATGTTTTGTGGAAAGTGTAGAGTGCATGGAACACGGAGCCAACAGTGCAATCTATTCTAGAAAATAAGATAATAATCGACTACGATGACAAAAAAGTCAAGATTGATGTCTATGACACACCCCTTGGCGAAAGATTCATAGAAGCACTTGAAGATAATCTTGTAAAAAAAAGAATACTAGAAAAGAACTTCTGCTTCTTGGGTTGGGCCAGTTCTGACAGAAATCTATCTTTCTTGTGTCGCGAACTGAACAAGAGCATAGAACAAATAAATTCATTTTCATTCAATCCACCATATGAAAGGATTGATCCTTTCGTTGCAGATGATTTTCAGTACTCGTCTAACCTACCATTAGGACCTGGCAAGCCGGGATTGAATCTTAAACACGCCTCGTGTAATCTACTGCACAGATATTTTGAGGAATTGCAAGGCACGTCATGGAAGTTATCCCAATTCTACAAGCAGGCAGACCATGCAACAAAATATGCGATAAGACAGCTTAATAATCTTTGCCACGAGATAGAAAGTTGGGTGCTGTCATACAGGAAAAGCGTAATAGAGCCCGAATGGATACGTCCTTCACAGATAACAACGTTCCTGAATGCACCTAGACATAAATTACACGAAGAAGATTTCGAATTGTTTAAACAGAATAGATACAAAAGAGAATTGGGGGGAGTCTATCTACACTGGTCGCAGGTGGGGAAAACACTATTCGAAGTATACAGGGATGAACACGCACCTGTAATGACTGACGCATTATGTTCAGAAATTAATCATCAGAAGTACTATTCTGGTGAGTTCGATATAGAATGGGGTCAATCTGTACACGAAGGCAATGCAGAATGGCACAAAAAAGAAATGCAAGGTTTTAAGAAATGGCTTCAGGAAAATAATTACGACTGGGAAGATCCTAAGTTATCTTTAGGTTATATAAAACTAGGACAAGTGGATTTACAATCATCTTTCGGAGATACATCTTTTCAAAAAATCTATGAGTCACTGAAAGATAATTTAAATATAAGCAAAATACAGGTCAAAGGAAATGATAACATTACAAGTGATTTCCCATACACTCTGGACAGTAAAGATTGGAAACAAATACAGATAGAAGGATTACGAAAAGGTTATGAATCACGTAGTGTGCGTTAAATGGGGAAACAAGTATGTCTCACAGTACGCAAATATATTGTACAACATGGTCAAGAGGCACACCACGGTTCCTTTCGAGTTTCATTGTATAACCGATAATGCCACAGGATTGGACACAAACATTAAGGCCATAATGTTTCCGAATCACCCCTGGATCAGAACTTGGTGGAGCAAGTTATGGATGTTCAGTCCAGAAATGCCATTAAAGGGCAACATACTTTTCTTCGATCTCGATGTTATTATACACAAGAACATAGACAGCCTGTTCATACACAACCCAGGCAAGTTCATGATTATCAGGGATTTCAATAGATGCAGAGTGCCGGATTGGAAGCAGTCAAACTCTAGTTGTATGCGTTGGGAGGCAGGGACAATGAATCACCTTTATACCGACTTTGTGAGCAATTATCAGAGAATCATGAAACATAACTGGGGCGACCAGGACTGGATAATGAAAGCAGGCAGTGAACAAATTACACACTGGCCTGATGAATGGATACGTTCATACAAGTGGGAGATGGTGGGATTCAAAGACACGAAGTTAAGAGACAAATCAGGAAAATGGTACTTCAGGAAAGAACCAACAGTAACAAAAGACAACAAAGTAGCAGTGTTCCACGGACAACCAAACCCAATGGAATGTGCTGATCAGTTTGTTGTCGACAACTGGAAATGAAAATAGGAATAACAGGAACGACCGCGGGTATAGGCCAAGCAGTATGTCAACTACCTTATGAATTTGTAAAATTTGACAGGACCGACGGTGACATACATGATAGTGAAGCGGTCTATGAAAAATTTAAGGACTGTGATGTTTTTATCAATAATGCTTGGGACAATGATTGTCAAACAAAACTGCTCAAATTCTTTTTTAACAAGTGGAAAGATCAAGCAAAAAAGATTGTGTCTATAGGAAGCACAGTTGCAACATATAATCCAACAGGATCCGGATACAGTGATTACGTTGACCTTAAAAGAGAATTGAGGAAAGCACACTGTGATATAGTAAATTTAAAAACAACCAATTGTAAATCATATCTTGTTAATCCTGGAGTCACAGATACAAACCTAACTGCTGAGCAAAATAGGAAAAAAATGACTGTGCAAGATGTTGTTGACATGATTAGATTTGTATTAGATCACAAATTATACATACCGGAGATATATTTCTATGTTGAATAGATATGGTTGGCAGTTGTATCACTGGCACATAGAACCCAGTTCTAAGTGTAGCTTAAGGTGTCCTAGATGTCCTAGGCAAGAACATCCTGACATAAGCTGGATGCAGAAAGAGATAACGCTTGAGGAATTCAAAAGAGTATTCACTCACGATATGCTGGACCAGACACAACGTTTCACAATGTGTGGTGATGTGGGTGATCCCATATATGCCAAGGATTATATTGCCATAATCGAGTACATAAAAGCATACAATCCCGCAATACAGATATTCACGATTACTAATGGGAGTTACAAAACAGCAAAGTGGTGGAAAAGATTTGCCGCAGTGTCCAACAAACATGATTCAATAAACTTTAGTGTGGACGGGTATGACCAGGATTCAAATGACCTATACAGGGTCAACAGTCATTGGGACAGCATAATGGCCGGAATGAAAATATGTGCCGATGAAAGTGAGATGTTTGTCAATTGGGCAACCATAGTTTTCAAATTTAATGAGAATCATCTTTTACAAATATCAAATTTAGCAAAAAAGCAAGGATGTGATTCTTTTCAGTTAACATATAGTACCAAGTTTGGATCCAAATATGGTGAAGCGTATGGCGGCGAGCATGACCTTTTGGAACCAAGCGAAAAATATATCAGCAAAACGCACAGGTATGAAAGATATACAAAAAACTTATCGGGCAGAATACCAGTAAGATTAAATTACATGAAAACAAATTATAAGAAGTTCAAGGAAATAAAAAAACAATTTACCGGGGACATTGTTCCCATGTGTTTGATAGGCAACAGAGGATTATACATGAATGCTGAAGGCACAATATTTCCATGCAGTTGGACTAGTTTTCCCTACAAGAGTTTAGAGCATAATGGAAAGACCATCGATTGGGAGGACAGTTTCTTTGTAAAGAACAAGCATCTAGTAAATGCAAAAGGCAACAGGTCCTTAGAACAAATTTTAAATGATGACTTGTGGCAGAAACTGTTTGAAAGTTTTACCAAGAATCCTTTTGTGGAATGTTCTCAGAAATGTGGCAAAGAAGTGGTAGACAAACGCTACGGAGTAGGTTACTATACAAACTAATGAAGAAAAAATTTGGTAAGGTAAAAATTAAAAAGATCAAAGCAGGGTTAGATGACATACCCAAGGACTGTGGCTATGAGAAAAAATTCCGTTTCAACATAGACATGAACTCCAATGGCATAATGGGTGAATGCATAGAATGGTGCCAGATAAATTGTGAAGGCAAATGGGGTTGGTGGTTCGAGGGACCTACTGAGCTTTATGATCCTATGCGCCACAACTGGGAGGATCAAAACAGTTACATGAGCTTCCAATACAAAAGAGATGCCACAAGATTTTGGTTGGCCATCGGAGTTAATAACATGGGGGAGAGAAGTAGATAATTAATAGTATGGAAGGTTTTGAAAATCACAAATGGTTCGAGATTACTGATGAAGCAAAAAATCAGATGGAGAAGTTGCTTGGCAAGAATCCAGACAAATACGCTGTAAGTTTGATAGTAGAAGGTGGTGGTTGTGCAGGTTTCAAATACAGGTGGGGATTTATAGACAACAAGGAAGATGTAGGTGCAGACGATCACACAGAAGATTGGAACACAGGCAAATTTGTTGTTGATGACGCCAGTATGATGTACGTTGCAGGCACTAAGATCGACTGGAAGGAAGAAGTGTTCGGGTCACAGTTTGAAATAACAAATCCAAACGCATCAAGTGGCTGTGGCTGTGGAGAGTCATTTGGGGTATAATGGACACCGCATTCGTTATAGGCAACGGTGAAAGCAGGCCCATTTTTCCAATAAATGATTTAAAGGGCAAAGGAGTCATATACGGTTGCAATGCCATATACAGGGATCATCCTACGCTTTGTGATCACATAGTGGCAGTCAATCCACCCATGTATGAAGAACTGAAAGCATGGCATAATAAAAACAATACAAAATTAAGAATACACGGGCCTGAGGACATTAGTGAATGGAACTACGTTTGTGATACAGATGAAATGTATGACACTCCAAAGAATCTTAAACTGTACAGGATCTGGAGAGGTGGTGACATCAAGAAAGGTAATGAAATTAGGACAATTGACTTCTCACTAAACAGAGGTTCTGGAATGAGTGCAGTTCTCATGGCGGCAGAGTCCGGGATAAAGAACGTCGTAATATTAGCTTTCGATATACTTGGTGCAAGACAGTGGGAAAGGGACACACCCAGCAGAGCACAGAACAACATGTATAAAAACACAATAAACTATCCCTCACGTATCAGCATGAAGGCATATCTAAAGTATGAATGGATGTTTCAGTTGAGACAAATTATTAAAAAGTTTCCAGATACAAATTTTTATTTTATCAACAGGAAAGAATACATATTCGGTAACACTTTCATCAAATGGTATTTTGATCAACCCAACATAAGAACTGGTATCTACGCAGACCTCAGAAGATGGGTAGACGGCAAACGTGATGATATAAAGTGGATGAGACTATAAAGTCTTCATTGTGGAACTGGCGTCAAGCTGGTATACCTTCCTCATTTTTACACCAATTTTTTGTGCGTATTTTTTGGTATCACAATATGAACACACGTGTTTGTAATCATTTGATGCTCGATCAGGATCTACCTTTGCTCTTGGTCTAAAAAAAGTCACTCCGCAATTATCACACTTGAAAACGAAAACTGTATTTTTTCTATGGAAGGTATGATATATGCCCAGTTTGGACTGGCGTTCGTACAATCTCATGGTCTTGAGTGTTTCTATGAACATATTTGTATTTAATAAATAAGCATATAGATAATATGACTAGATTAAATATTGACACAGGAACTTTAGGAAACACGGCAACAGGCGACACAATCAGGACCGCCATGACGAAAGTAAACACGAACTTCGAAGAAGTTTACCAACTTATCGGAAACGCCGACGATGGTCTCATCACCACAACAATAACCAATGGTGACCTTAAATTACAGGCCAACGGAACAGGTATCGTAGAAATAGATCAATTACAAATCAACAACACTGCGATCACACCAATTACAACTAACAGTAACCTAACATTGAGTGCGAATGGCACAGGTGATATAGTTCTAGGTGCTGTGACCGTAGCAGATAATAAAATAACATCTAATGAATCCAATGCAAACTTACAAATCGACGCCTCAGGGACTGGAGCAGTTGAACTCTTGACAGCAAAAGTCATAATGGCCAATTTGCCCACAAGTAATCCAAATGTTGCTGGACAGTTGTTCAGAGACGGCACGGATCTTAAGGTAAGCACAGGCTAATAGCCAGTAAACTTAATATATAAAATCCACTAAATATTGCTAATATGACACAAGAAGTAATCAATGTAGGTGTAAATGCGGATGACGGTAGCGGTGATTCGTTATATGAAGCCGGTAACAAGATAAACAACAACTTCGAGGATTTCTTCAATCTTGTAGCTGTAAAATCGGACATCAAGTTCTTAGGCAACAACATCACAGCTAGGCTTTCAGATTCAGGCATAGACGTACACCCCAGCGGGACAGGATCGGTGCTCTTCCCGGGCATAAGATTCAATGACAACAGAATCGAAGCTGTGAATAGCAACGATGACCTAAAGATAGTGCCCAGTGGATCGGGCTCGGTTGTTATAGACGGTATAGGATTCAGTTCAGGCACATCCATCAGTGCCACTGATTCAACCTCTGTAAACATCAATGAAAACCTCATAGTAGATGGCACACTTTCGGCAACAGGAACATTTGCTTTCGGCTCCGCGAAAACATTCATCACTGGATCTACATTTGGAAACTTGACTTTTGCAAATGGATCCATAACAGATTCATCAGGAGCGATCAGCTTTGGAAATGAGAATCTTACAACAACAGGGACCTTAAACGCTGGAGACGATTCCGTTATAGGCAACTTGACTCTTACAGATGGATTAATTACCGATTCGTCGGGTGCAATAAGTTTTGGCAACGAGAATTTATCTACCACAGGTACCTTAAACGTTACTGGAACAACCACGTTAGGCTCCATGACAGTATCAGGGGCGACATCATTTGCGGATTCTATAACAGTTGACAATCTTACGTTCAATGACAACATAATTTCAACCAGCTCCAACGCTGACCTAAACCTTACGCCAGGCGGCACTGGTGTTGTCAACGTTGCAAACCTGACCATAGACTCAACCATTAATTTTACAGACAATGTCATCAAGGTCACCACGTCAAACGCAGATCTAGTTCTCTCAGGCAGTGGCACAGGATCTGTGGAAATCAACGGCGTAGATCTAAATTCAGGAACAATAGACAATGTGGTCATAGGTGCCAATGATCCATCAACAGGACTTTTTGATCAAGACAACCTTAACTACACAACACTTGTCCTACCAAACAAAATTACTTTTTCAGGGAACACGATATCAACAAACACCTCCAACAACAATCTAGAATTCGAAGCTAACGGTTCAGGAAAGATAACAATTAACGGACTTGCACTGCCCAACTCTGATGGACAAACTGGAAATTTTTTACAAACAGATGGAAGTGGAAACATTAGTTTCGCTGGTGTGTCGATCTCTTTCAGTGAATCAACAATAGAGGACGCAAGAGCCACTGTTGGTTTCACTTCCGAGGTTGTAATAGACGCCAATTTGTCAACAGGAGAAAATGAATCCATAACAGCAGGAACCAGTATGATAAACGACTTTGCACAGGCGAAGTACGACAGTGCATGGTACATCGCACTCAGCAGGCTCGAGGAGGCAGACAGTTCCATCGAGTTCCAGATGCAGAAACACATACTGGCACAGGGCACTGAGGACGGATCAACATTTGACTCATTCTCTGGTTCATCTCAGATCATAAGGACTTCGGCCGCTGAGGAAGTGCAACTTTCTACGGACATAAGATCGGCAACGGACAAGGTAAGGTTACTTGGTGCGGGAGGAAAGTTGGCAGATGGTTCTACGGATTCAGCAGTCAACACACTACACTTCTTCAGGATTGGTCTCGGAGACAATGACTCTTCGGGCACACAGGCCGGAGACTCCACTTACACACAGCAACAGACTTTAGTTGTTGCGGATCTAGATTCGGCGGCGGCAAACATAGACTCATGGAGTGCGTCATCATACAGGGGTGCCAAATATTTTGTATCTATCAACAACACCAGTACAAACGAAGTTTCTTCAACGGAGTTATTGGTGGTCCACGACGGCACAGATGCATTCATAACAGAATTTAACACAATAATCACTAACGCAGAGGCCACACCACTGGCAACTTTTACAGCAGACATAAATGGAGGCAACGTGAGGGTGCGAGGTGCCAACGGCACAGCAGGAACATGTAGGATCACAATGTACAGGGTTCTTTTATCAGACACCGAATCAGCAAGATCGGGCACACCGATAGCCATTGTGGGATCAACAGCAATCGGACAGATCACAACTACCGCGGTCGATCATGTTACTGCAACAATAGATTCAAGACAAGGCTTTGAAACAGAAGAGACGCTTGATGAATTTGCATCATCCAAGTATGACAGTGCTTGGTACCTTACATTGGCCAAAGACATGACCTCTGGTAGGTTGGCGTTCCACAAGTATTCATTGCTACATGGCACCAGTGACGACAGCAGTATCGAGGCATTTGTCACAGATAGTAGTGTAGTTAGGTCAGAGGAGTTCGACGTGGTAACAGCAAACGCCAGCGTTGACGATGGCAATATACAATTGAATCTAACTGGCATCAACGACGGTTCGACCGCAGTCTCAAACTTTATAAAAACATACAGGATAGGGCTCGGTGACGATGACTCAACAGGATATGTTGGAGAAGAGTCCAGTTTGGCAACAGTTGAGATCAACACAGATGTTGACAGTGCTTCAGAGAGCGTTGACTCATTCGCTCATGCCAACTTCAGGGGTGCAAAATACTTTGTGTCTGTTAAGAATGCATCAGGTGGTGAAGTAATGAACATAGAATTATTAGTGGTGCACAACGGAACTGATGCTTTCATCACAAGTTACAATGAAAATAGTTCAGGCAACACAGGTGCCGCTACAACAAACACCCTTTGTACTTTCACGGCGGCCATAGATGGCAGTAACGTTGTGGTCAGTGCGGCAGGACTACAGACCAACTTGAGAATACACCTGTATAGAATTTTATTAGCAGATGACCAGTCAGCATCAACCGGCACAAACGTAAATGTAATAAACGCAAAGACCGTTTCAAGTTCGGCCACATTGATAGACAGTTTTAACACTAGCACGTATGCGGCGGCACACTATATCATAATTGGAACAAAATCAAATGACAGTTGTATAATGGAGGCCACGGTGATCAGTGACGGTACTACCGCAAGTATATCAGAAGGACCACAGGTCAGCACAGAAGAGACACCTATGTTGGATCTTACTGTCAATCAAGTTTCAGCAACAGCAGTAGTACAAGCGTCTGCGACATCAGGTG